TTTTTGTATACCCTCAAGTGTCTTTATGGCCTGATCAAATTGATATGTAGAGTAATCGCTTATCTTTTAGGTCCTCTAGGTCGCGCTATAGCACGCTCTTATTGTTGCATGCGTTTTTGCGCCCTAAAGCCTTTCATTTCTATCCGAAACACTGCTTATAGCTTTGTAGCTAGAATAAGGGATAGACGACGCGTTAAAATAAATAAACGCAGAGAGGAGGTCAAATTATTAGAAAGATTAACATCGCAACTATACACTGATAAACACGGTGTGTATGTTAAGGCTAAGGATAACATAAGAGTTTATCTTGACGACCAGAAGCAAGCTCAAACGCTGTTTCTGGCAGGCAATAATACTCGGGTCGAGAGAGAGAATGACCCGTTAGTATCTACTGTCAAAGAAACTATTCTATCGTCATCGAAACTTTACAAAGTTGAGAAAATACCAGACTTTCAAGCCGCCTTTCAGGTGGGTGGGAATGTCATAGGCCACTTTTCCAGAATAAAATGGAACGGCTTGGATTGTATGCTCACGGCTTTTCATGTTTTGGACTATAATAGAAATTCTCTTATAGATTTGGTAAAAGGAGAAAAATCGATCGCATTTGCTAGCGTGAACACAAAGATCATTGCAGCATCTAGAACCGACGATTTGGACTTTTTAATAATGCAGGTCCCCCCTTCAGTATTTTCTATACTAGGGATGAGGGTCGCAAAAATAGCGAAGCGTGCTCAACCAAGAGAACCTATCGCCATTTACCAATTCTACGAAGGCAAACCGTGTGTTTCCAGCGCCTCCATTCAAATGAGTCCGGTTAAACCCTGGCATATAAACTATGCAGCTAGCACCATGAGCGGAAGTTCTGGTGCCCCTATTCTAGACACAAAGAATAACATTATAGGTGTACACCTCGAACACGACAGTGATCAGAGAGTTAACGTGGGAGTGATTCCGCCGCTTTTTAGATCCATCAAGAAAGAGTCGCCAACTAATGAGGATATAGCTGCTAGTCAGCCTGATTTCTACCCTACGGAAGAAGATCGAGCTGCTGCTAGAGCAAGAGCTGAGGAAGAAGAATGGGCCAATTATGATGAAAAGTATGAACGAGAGAAAGTAGAAGAAGACGAGTACATGGAAATCTTGTACGCTAGTAAACTAAATGAGTTCAATGATCGAAAACAACGATCTTGGGCTGATGAAATGGATGATGTAGACGAACAGTACGCATTAGACAACATTACTGGCAAGTACAGAACTCCAGCTGCAGAGCGTTTGGAAAGAAAAGATAAACTAGAAAGGTTTATCCGTTATCGAGCAAACGTTTACGCAGGCACGGGAGAGGGAAGTCATGTAGGCGGCGTGATCAAAAGAGATCGCTACCGAAAAGAAAGCCCTTGGACCTGTAGCAAGTGTTTTTGCATCCACGAAACTAGAGCATATACATGTTCAAATTGTGGATTTGCATTGCAGCCCGTGACGAAGAAATCCGTGGAAAAGTTGAAACAGAGCATCTCAGCAGCCGCTGAGGTTGTTCCCCAATACTTTCCCGAACTCATATCTGAGAAGATAATGGGATACCTAAAGAAAGAGGAAGTGATGAACGAACTCGTTCTAGGCATCCGCAAGATGTTTGACGAAAACAGCTTTGGAAGTACAAAATTGAGCACCCGAATAGGTGCCGATGGTACCCCCCTACTGCGAGAATACCGCCTCCCGCCCAAAGGTGAGAAACCCGAAGGCGAAGTTAAGAAGATATATCCAGTGCTCCCAATGACCAGTGCTGCGGCACAAGCCTACGCGCCCAAACGCGAGAATGCTGAACTCTGGTCAGACACATACTCCTTTAAATCAAGTCAACCCCCTGTATATGCAACGCAAAGTCTTACACCTGAAATATTTCAGAGTGCTTTGATAGAGCGACAACCAGGATCCGGGAAAACGGAGGACGTTTTGAGACCTTCCGCCAAAATCGCGGACCTCACTATAGTCCCCGGGCTTGAGAATAATAGAGAAAATGCGCAAGGGACTCCTAAAGCTAAGAAGAAGAGGAATCGCCCCAAGAGAACCCAGAAAGAAACTATTTCTGCGGTCCCTTTAAACTCCGTAGCCCCAGAGAGATCTGGGGAGACTATTATGAGTGGTGCGAGCCAACCCCCTTCTCCAAACAATCCGAGATCATCGGCGCGAGCCGAATTACCTTCCCAGGGTGTGGTCGCAAAGAAGAAAGCGAGGCGTGGAAGACGCTCAGGAGCCGCGAAGAACGGTTCAAGAAGTACGGATGGCCAGGCAGGTCAGCCGACGCAGAGCAAACCAGTTTCAAACTCCAATGCGACAAGCACATCACCTCTTACATCATACCCTCCCCTTCCGCAATAGAAGCGTCTAACGAGCGCCTATTGCCCCAATATCTAAAACACCAACTACCTGAATATCTAGTCAAATACGACCGAGAGACTTGGAGCAGAACTATCGACTGGATGAAGCCTTTTCTAAAGGCGGAAGCCAGTCCTGGTGTTCCCTGTGCTAAGATAGCGAGCAGAAATGATCTGCTCCTTTCCGCTATGGGAGAGCGCTTCAATGACATCGTGCTCGATAGAGTGGAGAATATATTGAGTTTGAGTTTAGACCAGATTCGATGTATGGAGCGAAGAGTCAGAATCGACTCGAATTTAGTAGACCCAGTTAGAGTCTTCGTTAAGAACGAGCCACATAAAGTGGAGAAACTGATCGAGGGTAGAGTGAGATTAATCATGTCTGTATCATTAACGGACAAGATGATCGAGATGCTCCTCTCACGTTTCATTTGTAAAAACGAGATAACCAACTGGTGTAACATTCCTTCCAAACCTGGTATTGGCTTTACAGCCGATAATAATACCCAAGTGTATAACGACGTCATGTCGTGGCCAGGACAAATGGCCTATGCGGACGTGTCAGGCTGGGATTGGGGTGTGAAAGCTTGGCAGATTGAGGATGAAGCAGAAACCCTGATTAGGATGATTGAAAATCCGAGCGGGTGTTTTACACATCTTATATTGGCCAAGGCTTTGCTGGAGAGTGAGTCGGTTTACCAATTCTCAGATGGACTTTTAGTCCAGCCAACTTTCAAGGGTATTGTCAATTCTGGCAAGTACCGTACCTCTAGAGGAAACTCTTTCATGCGAGTTCGAGTAGCGGACCTTATAGGTTCGCGAAAAGTTCTTGCGGCTGGAGATGACTCTGTCGAAGCCTTCGTGGAAAACGCGAAGGAGGCTTACGCCTCCTTAGGCATTCGTCTTAAAGAGTACGAGAAGGTTGATGGAAGTTTTGAGTTCTGTAGTCATCTTTATAAAAAGGACGAGGACGGCCCCATGGCCTACTCGCTCAATGCAGAGAAGATGATGATGAACCTACTTCATACTGAGCCCCAAAACTTTCTTGAATACAAAATGTTCATGATTGGTTTTCAGGCGGAATTGGAGACTCACCCTGACTACGAGCATCTACTATTTTTGCTAGAGTCGGTGGGATTTTCCGAGGTGGAGGGGCCTCATTATATCTAGAGTAGATATAATTTAGCCACGATGCCAAATCCATCTAATAATAAGGCTGTAGCGACTCAGCCCAAGAAAAAGTCGCGCAGACGTAAGCGAAAGCAAAACACCGGAGCCGGTGGTATGTACAGATCTGCTCAGCAGACGTACGTTACCGCCCCAGGTGTGAGCCACAC